TGTTCCTTACTTGATTGTTGGTGCAAACGGATCAGCAAAAATATCTGTTTGTGATTGTTTCTTTTTAATCAATACACCCGCTGGCCCTAGCTTTAAATTTGTTACTTCAAACTGATCGCCTAAAGTTTCTTTAATGTATTCTTTTAGTTCTTTGTTGGTAAAACCTTTTTGGTAGGTTTGCGCTGATGTTATGATGGACATAGGTTCAGGCCCTGCTGCACCCTTAGCACCCATTACATCCTTACCACGAGTAGTGATGATGGCTGTACCACCTGGTTTTAGTACACGACCAATATCAGATACAATTGTATCCCTAATTTCTCTAGGTACAACATTTAATACATTGAAATTAGTAATCTTTTCATAACTATTAGATGGAATGGTAGAACTATCTAAATAGTTAGGATTAAAGCCAGTACGAGGAAAAGGCTCATAAGTGTCTGCTTTTAACACTTTAGCACCCTCACCAAGACCAGCACCAAAGTCTAGTGTTTTACCCTCTACTCCTACTTCCTTATCTAGGATTGCTTTTGCTTTTTCATAGGTAGGTAGAGTTCCAATAATCTGTGTCTTTTGTGCGTTTGCAGCAGGAGGAAGTGCTGATGCTGCTTTTGAAAGCATCCCACCAGCAGGTACAAAAGGTAACGCACCAGCAGCAGCCATACCATAATTCATTGGAGTACGTTGCTCTGGGTTTTGGTAAAGCCTATAGGCATCAGAAGCCAAACCCATTACATCCCCTACAACAGGTACAGGGGCAGTTGCTAGGGCAGCAGCATTAAGCATACCCTGAGTGCCTGTTCCCTCTGCTCCAAGGTAGTTACCAACACCCTGCATCTGTTGTGTCCTCAAGGGAGAACGCATCCAATTTACAGCATCACCAAATAATCCATTAGGCATATTATTCCTTTACCATTTAACCTTGTTGGCCCAATAAGCAGCACTCATCTTACCCTTGGCAATGTTCTTGGCATGACGATCTTTAAATGCTTCATTCCTAGCAGAACCATCAGGACTACCAGATACACCTTGCTGACCAAAGCGAATGAGTTTTACATCCTCTCCATCTTTAGCCAATACAACATGACTCTTTGTAGGATGGTTAGGGGTTTTCTTGGGCTTGTTATAGCCTTGGAATTCTTCTTTGCCGCGCTTAATCATTTTTTCTTTGGCTTTAGGTCTTTAGCGTGGAACAGCTTTTGAGAGGTCTTGCCATGCTCTTTGCCTGTGTTCAATTCACCATTAGGCATTTTGTGCGTAGCACCCTTCCACTCTGTACCATCTTTTAAATAATGCTTTACACCCTTCATTTCTTCTTCCTTGGTTTAGCCGTTTTAGCAGACTCTTTAAAGTCCTTTGCCGTAGGAGCACCCTTGGTTCCAGGCTTGTTCATCTTCTCACCAGAACCCGCTGCAATGCGTTTTCTTTTTGCATTAATGTTTGAGTATAGTCCTTGCATAATTATACCTCCTTAATATCCTGAAACAACATCATAAACTTCATAATTGTCTTCTTCATAGTCAGGTACAAAACTATTTAGTGCTAGTTGCTCTACATAGGCCAAAGCATCCACTAAGTCATCATGTACACCCTTTGTAGGGAACATAACTAGTTGATCCACAAAAGTATCTAGGTCTGCATCTTGGTTCAAGGTTATACGTCCATGCTCAAACTTACCTTGTAAGGCCCAGATTACCCTGTCTGTCTTCTTCTTATTGCCATGAGTTAAACTGGTGATGTGGGCATAAACATTCCTCTGCCTCATCATGTCTTGAAGGATTGATAGGGCCGCGTTTTTAGCCGTGCCTTTTTCAATACCAACACCCACAGGACGATATTCCTTGATAACCTCTAAGATTTTATTGCAGGTTTCCTTGATGTCCCAACGTCCATGCATGATGTCTTTAATCCACCAAGACCCATCATCCTTAACCTTCACAATGGCAATGGCTGTCTCATCCAATCTACTTTTGTTTGTACTGCCAGCACTAATATCCTGAAACCCTGCCAAGTCAATAGCCACCACATAAGAGCCATTCTTAGGTTCTACATCCCTCTTGATCCACTCATGCTTAAATACATCAGCACCTGTTGTATCAAAGCTAGATAGGTATTCTTGCTTAAAGGCAAAACTACTTAGGGTGCGCTTTGCAGCCTCAATCTCTTTAGGATCAATGGTTTCATTGTCTGCTGTTGTCTTGTGCCAGGATTTCCATTCCTCATCATCCCCCTCTTTACCAAGGTTGAACAGGTCATAGAACCAGTTACGTCCTGATGGGGTGGAAATAAATAATGCCCTACCCTTTTTATCAGATAGGGCAGCACGAATGATTTTCTGCCATGTATCTTCTTTAATGAAGGCACACTCATCTAGTACAACGTATGTTAGGGATACACCACGCAAAGAGTCTGGGTTGTCTGCACCACGTAACATAATCTTCCTGCCATTCACCAAAGTGATTTCCAGGTTGTTTACGTGAGCGTTCTTGATTACAGGCTTGCCAAGGTCTAGGAGGAGGTCATACATAATTGTACGGGCCATACCTAGCGTAGGTGCTATGTACATCACAGCAGACCCTACAGGGCAGTTTAAACCCTCAATCAGAAGGGTAACAGCAGATAGACGAGACTTACCACAACGTCTACCAGCAGCTACAACCTTAAAGCGTGTTTCATCTTTAAAGACTTCTTGTTGCCATTTAAGTAATGAGAAATTAAGTTCCAAACTCGTCTTCCTCTATTACTTGCTCTGGTTGTACAAAGTCTACACTGGGTGAATTAAGACCAGCAATGTTAATATGAATCGTAGGGGTTGAACCACTATTCTTCATACTGTCAAATGTTGATACAGGGACAATACGATCTGCAATGAGTTTCCATGCAGCCGTTTGCCCTGGATGCCCATCAGTTAGGGCCGCATCAAATATCTTTTCTAGTACAGCAGCACTCTTAGGGGAATTAAGCATACGAGCTTTATACTCGTTAATAATAGCTGCATCACCCTTGGGTCTACCAACTGCATTTCTATTCCCAGGTGTTAATGCCTTAACATCTGATTTAAAAGGCCTTCCCCTTTTATTGCCTGAAGGTGCTGTCATTAATTCTTTCGTATTATGTACTCTAGTGTACGTACAAAATCTTTAGGTTGTACAAAAAAATCTTTAAGTCATTATGACTTCTAGCTTTTAGTTTTACTATTAACCTAAAATTATAAGTTATAAACTAAAAACTTTAAAACTTAGAAGTCACCCCTAGTAACTCTAGTGTTTATTATACACAATCCATAAGATTATGTCAATAGGTTTAAGGTTTTTATTTTACTTTTTACCCCCTTTTTAATAAATTGACGTTTCATGCATTTTTTGTACTTAACCCTTTGTCACCCCTAAACTTTCTCGTGTCTCATATACGCAACATTTAAGTCTATTTTTCACTTTTTGTAAGTGCTAGTGGTTCCTGTAAAAGTAATGACACACACGACACCCTCCCCCCTATGTTAATACTTATGTTATAACCTAGTACCAGGGTAAACCCTTATACTCCAATGGGCTAGTAAGTAGTAACCCTTATACTCCAAGGGGCCATGTTAGTACGGATGTAATAACCAAAGGCTTAATGCGAATGGGTTTGCATTAGAGTATTCTAGTTGAATCAACCATAATATTATGGGGATTCAGAAAAAGAGCATGGGGTTATGTGGCATCCTTTTGGCAGTACTTGAAGGGTATCTTCAGAGTATCAGTATCAGATAAGGTATCTCCAGGTTAGGGTTAACCCTCGTGTAAACGTCTTGCATAATAGTATGTTAGGTCTTATATAATACTTATCTGCACTCTTATATAAGACATAAGACAAGTCTTCTATAAGATACAAGAGTGCCAAAACGCACAAAAAACAGTGTCCTAGGGGTAGGTAGCCAGAAGTGTCTAGCGTGCCTTGTAGGGGCTTCTAGGCCCCTCAAATGGCATCTACGTGTTAGCCCTAGGATGGATGAAGCACCAAAAAATTGTTGCAGTCTAAGGGTTTGCACCAGTAGAAGAACCAAAAAACAGACCGAAAATTACTTCATTGCAACACAACAAGGGGAAGCAAAATGTCAGACAAATATGGGGGTTCTTGGGGAATGGTTGTTCCAAAG